CGTCAACGGAAAGCTGGAAATTTTTTAAAGTTCTTGGAAGCATGAATTAATCCTCAATCAAATAGGGCTGATGTGATGTAGCCATTAGTTAATTGACTACGGAAAGTAACTCTCTCGGCTGGGTAGCACGGAGTAAAGTCAAAGTCGAATACGACTTTCCCTGCGGCTATGTCAGCCGGTGTGTTTTGCTCAGGATCAACCCAACATTCACCTCCTAATATCGCACCCTTAGCAATAAGAGTTCTTAGGTATGCAGACACGCCCTCTTTTACGTCTTGGAGATAAGTCCGATTGATGCAGCGATCCACAGCCCACAGATGAGCTTCAAGAATAGATTGATTGATCATGTCAGCGGTTCTCCTTACAGAAAGGAACGCCCACTTTGAATCGTTTGAGGTCGATCTATTCCCCCATAGACGGTATCCATCTTGTCTTATTATCACGCCTACTTTATTTTCGTTCAATAAATTTGCTGCACTTGTCGAGGAACCAAGTTGGAAAGGCACAGTCCTAGCAACCCCTGATATACCTGACAATGTTTGGTTGGAAGGACTCCACCAAAAACCTTTCTCCTCATCAGTCTTAGCAATCAAGCCAGCAACTCTGGAAGACGCTGGAAGATTTACATAAGTGCTAGACGCTGTGTCGTAAACCCTAACGTGTGGATCAATTACATAAATCCTTGGGTTTGAATGCAAGGCTGCATAAGCCTGAGCAGCGGCGTCTGTAGTGTTTGGACCGTCCGCAATAATAACAGCGGCCAATTGATCAGCGATTCCTTCGAGCTCAGCCACTACAGGATTTTTCAAGGTTCCTGTGTTTGCTGTTGCAGCGGCTGATGATCCACCACCACCTGAGAATGAAATTGTAGGAGCTGATGAATATCCACTACCTCCGTCGGTAACAGTTACAGCGGTAACAGCTCCAGAGGCATTAATTGTTGCTGTTGCTGTTGCACCGTTTCCGCCGCCGCCTGAGATTGAAACGCTAGGAGCTGATGTATAACCTGAACCGGGAGTCGTTACATTGATAGATGTAATACCATCTGTTACTTGGCTTGATGTAAAGCCGGGAGCAATAAGAATTTTTGGATCAAATCCAACTTCCATTTTTGCTGCTAGAAGGGCGTGGCATCCTGTGTATCCAGTAGACGAGCCGATGACATTGCTCAAAACCTGAGCGTCTGTTCCTGTGCTATCGACACGGATAACGACTACCACAGCCCCAGTGGAATCAAAGATTCCGTCCATTGCGGCGGGAAGTGTTCCAGTGGTTCCAAGCTTGCCAGCCTTGGTTCTATCCCCTGCAACTAGTACAGGTGTATCAAGCGGGAAGACATTTGCGTCGGCTGCTGGAGCGGTTCCTACTACGCCAATGACCCCAGAGCGAACTGTTTTTATGGGTCTTAAGCCGGAATCAATTTCCAACACCTCAACGCCATGCAAAAAAGATAAAGACATAGTGCGAGTTGAGAATTACCTCGATGTTGACATGTTATCGAGACACGGCGTTAAAGGAAACAGCCGCTGTTGTCTTTCCTATTCTATCCGCAATTCGGGAGGACTAGGAAAAACCATATTAAAAGACAAGATAATTCTATCTTGATCTGATTGATTTCCTTCGGTCCAATGAGGCAACCAACCGGGGAAAAGGAAAATATCTCCAGCCTTAGGTGTGATTTTTTGCTGCGTTCCTAATATTGGAAATGTTGACTGAGTGAAAGGTGTGTTGGCTTTGCCAACCCATGAAGGATCTTGGAAAACAAGCTTTCCACAATTTTCTGGAGTTTGTAAATAACAAACCCCGCTCAACAAATACGGCGAATGATTATGAACAGGGATATAACCACCTTTAGGATAAATTGTTGTCCACAAATGATCTAAATAAAAATCTTTTATAAGCCAAACATCGCTCAATAATTCCAAAGATTGCTGATGAATAACTTTTGCAATTGGCAACCAATTTTCTTCTTCTAATAATTTAAGAGTATTAAAAGAAGTTATGCCATGCTCTTTAAAATCTTCCTCATCAAAAGAAGATTTTTTTTGGCTCCATCCATCCGAGACTAAAGAAGCTGGACCATATTGTTTAAAATTTTTTTTAAAGTCGTAAGTAAGTTTTATTGCAAGCTCAATGATTTCTAATGAAATAGCATTTTCTTTTTTCCATATCGGAACAGGAAACAAAGCCTGAGGCATATTTTTATACGTCTGAAGATCCTTTTTCTTCTATATCGGAATGAACTTTTGCTTTTTCCTCTGGAGTCAAAATTCTATTTTGTTTAGCATCTTCTATAGTTGCTGATCCTTCCCATTTGCCCTCGGCCTCATTCCATGATGGATTAAATTTGCATTCTGGAGGACATGGGATAGGTGGAATCATACCGCCTGAAAGATCACTAAATTTCCAAGATTGATATTGAGGAAATTGAGATCTAAATTCGGCTTCAATTTGCATTTTCTTAGCATTTTTTTCTACCTCGGTCATCGTCAAAACATTATAGATTTTTTGCCAAACATCACTAATTTTATTTAATTGCAATTCACCTTTACCCTCGGCCAAGGAAACTTTTTCAAACCATTCAGTGTCTGGTATGTCTACCGCTTCATACCGTTCATAGCCGTCTGGTAATTCTCCATTCCTGTAATTATTTTGAAAATAACCAATACTTCTTAAGCTGTTTACATCAATAGGATTTCCAACAGGAACTCCATTTTCGATTTTGATGTAAAAGGGTGATTCAGTAGGTAACATAATTAATTAACTTCCTGTGTTGATTTGATAGCCCTGAGCCGGATCGAACTCCTGACAATTGGTACTAGGAAAAGATCGACTTGTTACATATTTTTCTCCAGTCCATATGATACGAACAGCTCCATGAGCTCCATTCCCGCCCCCTTGACTTGTTCCGGCTCCACCGCCTCCGCCACCGGGCCAGCCGCCAACAATGCTATTCCCTCCTCGGCCAAAGCCCCAACCATTCTCTCCACAAACACCATCCCAACCTGATTTGAAATTTGAATAGGCTCCTTGTGCTTTAGAACCTCCTTCGCCTCCTAGACCAGAATGGTTAGCAGACCAATGGTTGTTCCAACTTCCATACGTGCTATTATCCGCACCTCCAATAGTAATTCCAGCTCTACCGTGTGACGTCGATTTGCCATACCATCCTGTACCACCGCCAGACCCTACACCATGAGTTGACGAGTGAGCCCAGCCTGCACCGCCACCGCCGCCAGCTTGCTCAGCTTGAGATCCTCTTCCTCCCTGACCTTGATAACCTCCAGCTCCACAACTTTCACTCCATCCAGAATTGCCACGACCTGAACCGCCGCCGTCTCCAGACCATCCGCCGCCGTATCCTTCATTAGTGGAATTTGATTGAAAATCACTTTGCCCATTCTGAGATCCGCCGCCGCCACCACAAACTGTACTGTCGCTTATGAAATAAGATTTTCCACCTCTTTGATTAGATGACCTATAACCCCTAGTTCCAACGACTACGGTGTAACTGTTGCCCGGAGTCACACTGATATTATTTTTCCACCCTAGACCTCCAGATCCCCCGGCGTCATTTGCCCAGTTCTGACCGCCACCGCCGCCGCCGCCAATACAAACCGCCGACACTTGTGTAACGCCCGGAGGACATACCCATGTGTAAGTACCAGCGGATCTGTATTGAGTTTCACCGGGATTAAACCACCACTCATTTTTTTTAATGTAATTGGTGTAGTTATTTAATCTATAAACTCCAGTTCTGGCATCGTCAGCTCCAGCACCAAAGCAATTTGAATTTTTAGTCATAGTTCTTTTCGGGCGGAAATAAAAAAATAGAAATTAATTAATTCCTATGTAATTTCAAGAGCTGAAACCTGAACATCAAAATAACCTGTGCCATTTGAATGTAAAGCTCGAATGCTTTCACCATTTTTCAAAATAAGTTTATTTTGAATAACGTCCAAGGATGTACCCGCTGGAATCGTTCCATTTTTCAAAATGTATTGAGCGGCATTTCCTGAGGCATCAAAAACTTGAACGTCAATGTCATATTGAGAGCCTTGGACGTTAGAGCAATTGCAAGACAAAACAATCGCCACATCGGTAGCCGCATTGTTTGGAGCTGTATAAATTGCTGTCATTGATGAACCGGGTGTAGCTCCAGTTCTGTTAAATACTTCAGCCATGAGAGGAATGTTTAAATAATTGAGGGTTTACAAGTTAGCCGAGTGCAACGGCAATTCCGA